CAACAGGCTTTCGTCTAGCAGGGAGATTGGCTTTTTGACTTTGCTCTTCTGTGACTTGATGAACTTATCAATGTCAAAGCCCTCATCAATAGCGTCTGCGGCGTCCCACTTTTCTTCTTTTGTCGCAGGAATTTGCAGAGTTAGTGTACTTTTCGCACCCGCTTCTTTGGCTTGTGCCTCTACAATCCGAGCTAATTTCTTGCCTGCCTCATCGTTATCAGGCCATAAGACCAAATCTTTGTTGCGCAGTTGCGTGAAGTCAAACTTACTGGCTGTGTTTTCAGACAGCATCCCTGCACCACCGATGGTACAAGTCGCTGTATATCCTAGCTGTGTTAGAGCATCCGCGCACTTTTCGCCTTCGACCCAGATAACTGTGTTCGCACTTAAAACGTTCGGGATATTGTATAATGGTCTGGGTTCAGGAATACCTTGGCGACCATCCATGAACTGACGGAATTGTTTCTTTGGTTTGCCAGCACTATCCCGAACAATTTCTCCAGTTGCATCCCGGTCAAAGTATTTTCTGACTGTTACGAGGACAACGCCATCAGCATCAGTGTATGAATATTCGTCTTCGAACGGTGTACTGGGACTGATTGTACGCTTTTGTTCGGGTTCTGGCTGCACTGCTGGGGGCGGAGGAGTCGCCATTACTGAGAAATTAATTGGATTGTTCGGCTTAACAATGTTTTCTGGCGGAGCAACATAGTCTGCGGAGATGTAATCTTTAAAGTAATCCACGCATTCAGATAGGGAATATCCGCGTGCTTCTTTGAATACCTTACAGATGCCACCGATGCCATCACCAGACTCAAAGTCTTTGCCTGTCAGGAACCACGGACTGCTAGTATCAATGTTTATGCGCAGTGATTGCCCTGCTTCGCCTTGCAATGATCCGATGAAAAACTCTTTGCCACGCTGTACCCCTTGAGGAAACGTTTCGATTAGTGCGCTCAATTGGACACTACGGGGAACTTCTCTTGAAATTCTCTCTGTTACCTCTCTGGGCGTCTTGCCAAAATTTAAAACATTCATTATCTTGTCCCTATCCACAACTTTACTACTAAATATGGGATGCCGCCGACCAAGCGCGTCCCATATTTTTTACCCATTCCAGCAAGTTTCACGAAATTCGCAGAACTTGCACAGGAAGAAATCTTTACTTTGAGCGATACGAGGTAGAATGTCACCAGCTTTTGATGCCGTCAAGATATTCACCGCCCTGTCGCTTGCTTCTTGAGCCAAAGCCTTATTGTACGGCACTAGCTCATAATACACTTCTGAGGTGTTTTTATTAATTACTGTAAACAACGCAGGGTTTTCGGTTAGCTCCATATATGTCTGGTACAACGCTAACTGAGTTGCGTATGTTTTGTTCGCCTTTTCTACACCGTGACGCACAAAGCCTTTAAACTTGCTGTCATTAGCTGACTTGCATTCCCACAGTGCGGGGTAGCCCATATCGACATCACCACCACAGATCACGCCATCTATGTGACCGCGTATCTCACCATCTGCGATTGAGAACCCGAACTGGCCTCCATCCTTATCTTCCGTTCTTAGATCGAAACCAGCGTCTTTCAGCCACTTTGCGGCGTAATCCTCAATCTCATGCCCGAACTGAAAGATGCGCAGTGTCTTGGCGCTAAACGCTTTGTCAGGGTCTATTGGGTAGTTGAGGTATCTGTATTGTATTTTGCGCGAGCATTCATCGCCAATACTGGACGCACCAATGTATTTTCTGCGCTCCCTCTTTGTTTCGTTAGAAACGATAGCCTTGTCCACGGCTTCCTTGATGCTTTCTGCTACATGATCCACCCTAGAATGGGATTGAAGTAGAGGGCCAAGTGCCTGTTGACTTAAAGTAAGTGTCTTCGAGGGTTCCAATTTCAATCTCCGCTGCTAGTTTTTGTGATTCTTGTATTCCAAATATCAATGTTTGGACTTGTTGTTCGGTGAGGTCACAAAACCTTTTATCCCACCCGAACTTACCGAGTATATGTGCCAACTCCTTCATGGGCTTTGGCGCTGTTGTTACGTCATTCAATGTATTGTCTCCTCTTCTTCGATTGAAAATAAATCTATAACTTTATTTATCTGGTTTGGGTCAAGCTCATTATTTCTGAAGCCCAAATTGAGAACTTCTTCGCCGTGAACCATAATGCTTGCGCTCCCAAACATGACCGTATTATCTGCCTCTTCGATCCTGTCGTTGATGATCTCATTAGCCACAGACTGAACTTCCTGCATGTCGTTGCTGTTTTTTACCCAACACACAATTTCGGACTCAGAGCTTTCTACTTTGCCCTGATCAGTCTCAACCATAAAAAGATACATTTCGAATCTTGGCATTAACTTTCCTTATTAGACAATTCGTTGCCACACGCCAAGTAGCCACAGCCGTCAATCCAATTATCTGTATTTTGAGGGTTGGATTTTATGCGAGCAATTTTAAGCATAGCCATCATAGCCCCTACGTCATGCGGCTTGATTAGCGTGTCCAGATAAATTGACCAGAGATTTGCTATGGTTGTCAGGTTTGACTCCATATCGCCATGCGTTGCGGCGCGGTCTTTGGTGACATATTCCTTAGCCGTGTCTAATGTTTCAGACCTTTCCATAGTCTTCTCCCGTTATCTTTTTCCAGTTATCTGCGATCAGTCTATCAATTTGTGTGCGATTAAAATAGTACCCCAAACAACAAGCTGCTTTGTACTTAGTCCACGAGAAATCCATCTCGCTTACTTGCACTCCGTTGTTGCGCAAAAGCTGTTTCTGCTTTGGTGTTGCCGCTTGGTTTAACCACCGCTTTGATTTGTTCGCGGCATTGCTATCTTCAATCTCTCTAAGGAAATCATCTGCCGCTGACATGGCTTGTACCTTTTCACCGATGGAAACGATCCTAGCACGCCCATTCTGCGCCTTTACGATAGCAACCCAGTAATTTCCTATCTTGCCTACCATAGAGAAGCCATTGAAGCCTGTAGCCATCATCACAGTGCCTGTGCCATACGGATCAATCCACATGAAAGGCGACAGTTGCATGAGGTCATACTCAGTCATTACGAAGTCGATTAGCTCGCTCTTCTCGCGTAACTCGAACACATGTTCGCATATCGGACAGGTTCTCGTATTGGATGCGACTTCGCTTTCGCATTCTGGACACACTTTTGTTGGTGCGTCACCGCCTGCGTTTTTCTCTGCGCCGTCTAAGTTTGCTGTTTCGTCCAGTGCGCCATGCGTAATGATGGACGTACCGAAATCCATAACGATGCAATCTGTTTTGATTGTGTCTGGATAAATCTCAGGATCGACGATGCGCAGTCCACGACCAATCATCTGCACCATTGTACCCTTTTGTGAGCATGGGCGCGTAAGAACCACACACGCCACAGGTGGAGCGTCGAATCCTTCTGTTAGAACCATGACGTTTACCACAACTTGCAGATCACCGAACTCCAGATCGTGAAGCATTTCAGCGCGATCTTCTTTAGGGGTTTCGCCCGTTACGAAGTCAGCGCGAATACCAGCGCGTAAGAATGCTTCGCAAACATGTTCGGCATGTAGAACGGTTGAACAAAACACGACAGTCTTTCTGTCGCCTGCTTTGTCTTTCCATTCATCCACAATGCGTTCGTTGATCACACTGCGATCCATAATCGCGGCGACCTCTTCCATGTCATATTCTTTGCCGCGCTTTGTGACCCTATCAAGTTGATCACCCACGCCCAAATCAATCACATAGCTTTTAGGGCGAACAAGAAAGCCTTCGCGGATTAGGGTTGCCAACTCGATTTGGTGTGCGCAGTTGTTGAATACTCCGCGCAATCCTTTGCCATCACCGCGATTTGGTGTAGCTGTAAAGCCCACAATCTCTGCGTTTTCGTTGTCTTTGAGAACTGCGTCGATTACCTTGGTGTATGTTGGAGCCGCGGCATGGTGGCCTTCGTCAATCACAACCATATCGAATAAGGGTCTGTCTCTAAGGTTACGATCACGGGACATCGTTTGAACCATAGAAAATACTGCATCACCTTCCCAGTGCTTGACTGTGCCGTTGACGATGCTTGTAGAGATTAAAGGGTTTACGCGCTCGAACTTCTCTTTGTTCTGGGAAACCAATTCGTCTCTGTGCTGTAGGACAAGAACGCGCTTGCCCTTTTTGTGCCGTTTGCCAACTAGCGCGGATAACATGATTGTTTTCCCTGCGCCTGTGGGTGCTACGACTAATGTGTTGTTGTGCTTGTCCAACGCTTTACAAGCGTCAGATACAGCAACCTCCTGATAAGGTCTGAGTAACATATTTATACCTATTTGCTAGAATAGTAAGTTGGGGGGTTCGCGGCCCACGGCCCCCCTATCCGTGGTCTAGCAGGCGCGGAATGGCCCTGCCGCTAGATTATTTCTGCGCCCAAGAAGGAACTGCACCGCTTGATTGTGCAGTAGCTTGTGGTGCGGCAACATTAGATGCAACGGATGTTTGCTGCATTGGGATGCTACCTTGAGGCAGAAAATCATTACTGTTCGGCGTGATTGCGGCTAACAACTGGTTGCTGTCTTTATAGCCGTTCGTGCCTTTCTTGATGCCTACTTTGGCACAAATCTCCATGCCACTCAAGTCCATCATACCGCTGATGTTGCGGTTTTGCTGTGCTTGTGGCGACATATCTGCGGGATCAATACCGCGTGCGCTTTCAACAATCGACTTGAGCGTCCGTAGCCCAATCTCTTTTGCCAGAGGCATACCGCTTTGGCCAAGCTTGTCACCATCGACAAATACGCTGTGCCAGAACTTGCGGCGATCATACTCGCCACCGATGATTGTGAACTCAAGGTTCATCCACTTAGCCGATGTGCTTTGTGATTTCTTGAACCATGCGCCCTGACCGAACTCAGGGATTTCGATGTCTCCCATTTGAACAAGGATCACGGCACGAACGATTGTTCCGTTCGGGATCAGTGTGAACTCTTGGTTCTGTGGGTTTTCATCTACGGGTACATTATTAAAATTTAACATTATGCTTCTCCTTCGCTAGAAGTCTGAGTTGATGGATCGACAAACGTAAGATCGTTGTCGGTTAATGGTGAGCCAGTATTCATCTTTTCAATCAATTTTCCAAGATGCGGCTCTTCAAGAGTGTCTAGTCTTCCAGAACGGTCTTTGGCTGGATAGCCCCATTCGTTAAGAGGTTGACACACAAACGCCCTGTATTGCCCATGATCACCTGACAGAATAGCCATAGTGATAACTTCATCAACAATCCCGGGCAATTCCCTGCCTGTTTTTGCGCCTTCGATTTGAAGGTTATATTGCTTGCGACCATAATCGTCTGTGACCTCATCCAAGATGCCAACAAAGATCACGTTCTTTGATCGGATGTGTTGGATGTGAGTGAGCCACGACATCATTTCGCGCCCGTGCATTCCATAGACTGCGCGAGTATCGACCTTACCAGACCGCTCAGAACGCGCTTCTGGTTGCTGTAAGCACCACTGGAAGCACAAACGCCCTGCCACGGTGATAGAGTCCACAAACAACGTATCGTACTTCTGCCACACCTCTGAGGTATCGCCATACATCTGAGCCACATAATCATAATGCGACTGACTATATGGTTGATCGTCAGAGAGTGATGGGTTTGCACCGCCTAAGAAGCACGCGAGGTCACGGCATTCCATCCATGTTCGAGGACGAACAACGTCAATAGGATGTCCTTCGATAGCGGCATCGCCTGCTTCCAAGTCCATAAACAACGTTGTTGACGGGTTGAGGGTTCGAGCAAGTGTGGTTTTACCCACACCGCTCTGACCACACACCACAATCTTATGACCTTTTTTCTCAGCCATACGCTGATCTGCTGTAATGATTTGTAGAGTCATTGCTCTAACTCCTCTACTTTGACTGTTCCCACTTGAACAGTGCGACACTCTTCAAGCTCTTCCTTAATTGCAGGAGGAGCCGCTGTGAATTTACGCTCTTCTACGGCGAACGTCAGCTTGCCGTAATGTTTGGCGTTCTCTGGCGACATGTTGTTTAACGTGTCACGCAGTTTGTCCTGATCCCATGTGACCTTCTTGCCCACAGTGACCTTCAGCCTTTGGTTGCCTTCTGCGATTTGCGCAGTGCCAAAGTCCTTGCCATGCGAACGCAAAATGTCTCGCGCTACTGGCAAAAATGTATCTGATAGTTGTTCTTCAACGTCTTTGAGTTCAAGGCGCATCTCACTGATAACGTGCTTGAGTTCGTCTCGACGCTCGAATAGCTCACGACTGTTCATGTCCATTCCTTTCCGCTTTGAGTTACTAGAGTCCCAACTATAACCATATGGTGTGGGTTGGTGTCAAGAACTTTTTTTAGAAAGAAATATCTCAATGCCAAGACAAGCCTTCATGAGCTTCTTTTTTAGCTTAAACTCAGGCGTTTCAACGCCCTTGGCGTCTTCGACAATTTCATGCCACACGCCGTCTTTGTCTTCGCGCTTGTAGCGGAAGTCAGCAATGTATGCACATATCTTTTGGTCATTAACGATTAGGTTGTAACGAACTTGTAACTCAAGGTCTTTGACCGTTCCCGCCCGTTCGAGTGACTTTATATATAGATACCGCTCCGATTCCCATTTCGAATCAAACTTAATGCCTTGCACAGTTACCTTTTTGTTTCCGTATTTGGGTCTTGACCCACGCCGCTTGGGATTATATACAGGTGAAAAGGTCATTTATGGGAAGGAGACTCCAATGCCAAACCCCGGAAAATATAAATCCGTAGGTGTTTCTATAGACGCTTACGACAAGCTGGTTGCTATCGCGGATCATGAGGATCGTGCAATAGGACGACAGCTTGCACGCATGATCGAAGAAACATACGAAAACATTAATCGTAATGTCAAGACATCCTACACACTACCTGCTAGTTCAGGAATCGGTGGGCTGGCTTCTGTTATCGAAGACTAGAGTAAGCCAGCGTTACCCAAGCCACCCAAAAGTGCAGAAGCAATATAAGGATTGGACTTTGCGCGTTCGCGCAAGTTCATTTGCTGTTGAGCAAACCTTGGGTCTATTGATTTAGTTATTTGCAAATCTTCCATAACTGTTGGCATTGCAACTTCTGGAACACTTGTTCGGGCTGGAGCGGGGCCAACAGCTTCTTGATCCGCCAGCAACGCTCTCGCGCCACCTTGACGAATCGCAGTCTTTCCACGGTTAGCGGCTTGCAATCCAGCAAGCAAACCTTGCCCAGCACCAGTTGCTCGCTCTGTAAGAGAGGCACCAGAGCCTGTGACTTGAGCAAATGATTCATTTAATACTTGTGATAAACTTTGCGCGGTGGCTTGTGGGCTTGTGCGACCAGCCTTTAACTCTATAGCGGCCCTTATGGTTTGTGGGTTGTTGAGCACATAGTTTAATGCCTTAAACCTAATTCCTTTTTTGAAGTTTTTAGCTGGATTTGTGACCATTCCTGTGCGAATAGCGTCTGCCGCCAAAGAGCCTGCGCCAGTTTTACCAGTATCGCTCAGGAGAACTAGCATGTCAGAAAGCTCTTTAATATCTGCAACCTGCTGTTTACCCAAAACTTTGTTTAGCATGTCTGGCTTGTAAGCCTCTAACGCCTTCCGCAGCGAAGACGCTGCTGCCTCATTTACAAATATATCTTCGTCTACTGAACCAAGAATATCACTTACAATTGTTCGCCTTATTGTTTCTTTGGCTGCGTCATTGCCGTCAAAGAACTTCATAACTCTGTCCATTTGTGAAGCAGAAGTGTTCTTGTTTAAAAGAATAGTAGCTGCTTCTTCAGGCGCTATAGTCCCATCAGCCAAATTCTTCAGGGCCTTGGAGGACAATGCTTTTTCTAGCCCGATCTGAGCGTCCTGAACACTACGCAATGTTGTGATAATGTCATCGCTAGGGTTCTGAGCCACAATTCTCTGCATCATCTGGTCGTCAATTTTCTTTACGCCATTGAAGGATAGGGCCTTAGATAGACTTTGAACTTCGCCCCATTGATCGCCAAACAACAACTTGCCAGACTTGCCCAGCTTCTTGATCTTGTTGTTAAACTGCACTCCGTTAAAGGCTAATGGATCACCAAAGTCTTTGTTAGCCACTAGCAATGCGTCATCAAGATAGCTTTTGGCTAATGTCTGACGTAGCTCATCACGACTGATTTGTGAGATAGAACTTCCAGCAGAGTTTAAAACTGCGGCTATTCTTTTCGGGCTATCTGTAATTCTGTCAAAAAGACGGCCTGCGGTTAGCTTTACGTTCTCACCAGAATCACCAAGATTTCGAATGATTCCTAAAGTTTCTAAGTCGTTAAATAGCTTGATTTCACCGCGGTAAGCGTCTCGCGCATCTAGCAATTGACTCATCGCTTTCTTAATTTTCTTAGAGGCTAAAGCACGTTCAGCTTTAGTACCACTCAACCCTGTAATTTTAAGTCCTCCAGCTTTATAATTGCTAGGGTCCATCATGCGATCAATGTCGCCTTTCAGACTGTTTAACAGGCGTCTAGGTGTGGTATCTTTAATTCCCAGTGCTGGGTCCATCAGTGTGTCGTTTATATTTTTACGAAGTTCTTTCAGGCCGTTGAAGGTTGTAAACCCTTCTTTAGCACCAGATGAATTCAACTGATCTATTTGACGGCCTATTTCTAAAAATTCATCAGGCGCAACTTTGTTCGCACCCGCATACTGGCTTTCTATAATGTCTCCGAATCTTGTCTGCATTGCCTTTATGTCAAAAATAGGCAATTCACCGCCGACAACTTCCTTCGTAACCCCATTGATAGTTACGGGTCCCTTTACTTCAGACAGCGTATCGTCAACCAACTTAAACTGTTGCTTGCTTTGCTTCATGAACTCTTCGTAGTTTTTCACAAGAGACTCAAGAACGAAATCGTCTATCTCCCCACCAGTCTTGGTGGTTTTGGTAAGCATAGATATTGTGTCATCAATAGCCTTCATGTGAGCGTCTTGTGCAGACTTCAATCCAGCTTCAAGCTGTTTAGCCTTTTGCGGAACTGAGTCTTTTATTACTCTAGCCAAGTCATCAACGGTAGAAATGCCAGCCTCACCGAGCAATTTATCACGCTCATTTAAGGCAAATCTAATATTTGTCATAGCTCTTTTTTGTTCGTTTCCGCCTATAGCCCCTGCGATCTGTGATGTCTTTGATAGGCCAGCGGGAAGACCTGCCGCGCCATAGCTAGGCAAGCCCGGAACATCGGCGTCCATAATTTTTAAAGCAAGGTTAGCCTGATCCGCACCTAGTTCGCGCTCCACTTGCCCCATAGCACGAGCGCCTGCATTGACGCCCTTGCCAGCCGCACCGATTGCCGCCTTACCAAGTTTGAATATAGCGTTACCCGCGAAGTCCAAAGTACCCGCAAGTGCGGCTTCTTTTAGTACGTCACCGCCTATTTCTCCAAGACTCTGCCTTTGAATCCCTAGTAGGCTTTCTATGCCTTCTTCAGCGGCTTGACCTAAGCCTGCGCCAGCGGCTGCACCAGCCGCGCCTGTCACCAAACCGGGTGCGCCAAGGATGCCGCCAACAACCGCGCCTATTGTTTCTGGAGCCGTTCCTGCAAAGTCAGCTACATCACGAAAACTAAGGCCTTCTTCCTCAAGAATAAGGTTTTGACCAATAGGCTCCATGCCCTGACTAACCTGACCAGCTTCGGTCAGTGCAAGACGGCCCTTTGAATCTTTCGTGTAGCCTTCTTCACCCACCATTTTACGCAGAATAAGTTCTTTTTCTTCTGGGGTTTCACCAAAAGAAACTAAAGAACGTATCTTGCCACCAGCGCCAGTTTCATAATCAAACCCCTCGTCCCTATCAGAAGCAGAGGCTCTTAGCTCTTCAAAAGACTTGGCTCTTTCCATGCCTAAAGAACTACCACTATCCTGTGATGCGCGAAATTTTTTAAGTTGTTCTTGAGGAGACAATTGTTCGTTTTGTAACGATCTAAACTGACGCAACTGTTCTTGAGGTGTCATGTATAATCTCCCGGTTATTTAAAGTCTGCCATAGTTAAGTTCGTGCCATTCGCTTTATTCATAGCATCAAGTTCAGCTTGAGTTGGCATGTCGCTGTTTTGACCCGAAGATATAGATATTCCAAAGTTTTTCTCTAAACTACCTACAGCAGTGTCAAGATTCTTTTGAGCTTTTGTAACTGTAAAGTCATATATGTCTCTAACTTGATTTAATATCAGCACAGGGTCATTGTTGAAAAAGTCAATTTTACCTACACGTTCACTGACTAGCTTCCTGTCACCATCAGACAACGTTTTTCCTGACTCTTTAAGAATATCAGTAGCGTTATCAATAGAGAAGTTTGCAAGTGCTTGCTTTGCCTGCGCCGTGTTAGATGGCATACCGCCGGGAGGAGTGTATCCTATAGCCCGGAAAAATCCTGTCACTTTATCAATGGCTTGACCCGGAATACTCACACCAGCTTCAATGTTTTTAATTAAGGTCTTGAATGTAGCTTGATCTTTGTTGATACCTTCTTGGTATCCAATAAACCTTTGAATAACTCCGTCCCTGTCTTCTCCAAGGTCGTATTTCGTAGGAGTTTGCCCTTTGTAATTCGGATTTGCAGCAACACCACTAACGACCAATGCGGCAGGCTGATCTTCCCATTTTCCGCCGATGAGAGAGATTGGCTCATATTTTGACCCCCACTGATCGCCTAAATCCTTACCCTCTGCGCGTTTAGAAAGCACATCCATTCTGTCTGCGGCGCTAATGAATTCATATCTTTTTTCAAATTCAGGGTCGTTAATAAGTTTATTAAGCTCATACTTACTTAGAGGAACAAGCTGTCCTTTATCAAACCCAGCAAACTCAGCACCCGGCTCACCTCTTTCGTAAACCCAATACTGGCTTCTATTCATCATCTTTTCTTCATTAGCCGCACGAGTGGCTTTGTCAGCCGCTTGACTTTGCAAGGCGTATTTACCGCCAGCAAGTGCGCCTTCACGAGCGAGTGTCTTAGCTCGTTGTAGCGCAGGCATTGCCTTGTCGCCAGCTTCGCCAACAGACTGTAGCATCTTCCCAACGTTAAAGCCCTTGCCTGCTTTGTTCTGCATAAGAGCAAGGCCAAACGCCATAAGAGCGTCTTTTTTGTCTACTTTTCCGCTTGTATCAATGCCAGTTGCTTCAGAGAAAACTCTTTTATATTCTTCGATTGTGCGTTTTTCGGGCATTTCAGGACCAGCACCACGAGCCGATTCAAAGAAATCGTCCATAGCCGCAAGGAAGCCTTCATCGGCTTGCGCTTGAGTTACCGCCTGAGATTCAGAAATACTCATAGAGTTTAAGCCGCCTTGCGAACCCGCAAGTTTTGCCTCATTTGCTCTAAATGCTTCTGCGGCTTCGCCTTGCGCTTTTTTCTTAGCAGCTTGCTCCATTTGGTATTCTACGTCTAAACCAGACATATCTATTTCTGGCAATTCTAGTGCTGAATCCGTAGCGGAATCTAATGGAAGACCAAAACCTCCAAACTCACCTTCACGGTTGGCTAGTTCAGCGGCGGCAAGTGCGTTTCCAACTTCGGCTTGATTTGCAAGAACGCTAGGATCAATTCCTTTATAAGCACCTTTTGCCCTGTCTTCGAAAAAAGAATCTATGCCCCCTATGTCGGAAAAGTCACTGCCCAGACCGGGAAACTCAGTGCTAAGAGGCACCTCACCCAAACCTTGCCCTTGAGCCATTTTTAAAAATTCTTCTGGCGTCATGTTGGCAAATGGGTCTGCGCCGTAAATTCCTGATAGTTCAGCCATGATTTACCTCTTTATTGTGCGCCTTGGTAGGTAGCATACATGCCTACACCTTGAAGGAATGGGTTAGGAGATTGTGACGGTTGCTGTGTATAAGCACCGTACATTGAAGCGGATGGAGCGCCAGTCAGGAAGTTCTGAGCGTAGCTGTAAGGCGCAAGAACCTCTTGAGTGTATCCAAGTTGATTCTGACGCTTAAACTCTTCAGCCTGTTGATCGTACTCGCGCTGTTTGCCGCCAAGACCATACATGTAGTTAAGATCAGCGGGAGCCATGCCAGCGTAGGCAGTGCCAATGTCAGCGGAAGTCCCAGCCAACGCGCCGTAGCCCTTACCGATATTTGCTTCTGCCGTACCAAGATTGCCAACTGCCGAACCTAAACCACCAGTTAAGCGACCTGCTTCAAGGTTACGTTTGTTTTCGTCTTCTTTCGCACGAGCTTGCGCTTCTGCGCTTGATAGACCCATGCTACGATACATGTCAGCCGCTTTTAACATACGACCTTCAGCGTCTTGGAATGCGCTT